AATCCCTTGATTACCGTATCGTTTAATCAACTGCTCGTCTACATCACGTTTGTGAAAAGAACCTACAGTATTATCTCCTGAAGCAATTAAATCTGCAGAAGATACATAATTAGATGTCATTGGTCTAGCAACGTTAGAAGGCTTTGCCTGTAACGCTACTGTTGAACCAGATCCATCAGCTACACTTACTGTTGCCATTTTTTTATATTTTTAAATAAATAATAATTAATTTTTGTTTTTAACCAAGTATTTGTCGTCTTAACATATCGAGAGTTGACTCTTGTTTCTGAGGGGCTGCTTGCCTATCTTGTGCAAACGATGGGTTCTTAATCTCATTAATTACGTTCTCTGTCCCTTTGCTTCTGTACTGATTAGCGACACCTCTAACAATCTTGTCGATGTTATTTAAGATGTACATATCTGTATTGAGAGCGTCAAAGTTCCAGTCACCACTTTCGTCTACATACTTATCAAAGAAGTTTTCTAAGTTAGAGTTGTAGCCCATAATCTCCTGACGAGCTTCGTCATCTAGATTATAAACGAACTCTTCACCCTTATCATTCATAGAGAAAGATAAACCTTCAAGGTCATTAACCTCACTCTCCATTTGTGATAACCATTCTCCTCTTTCAGCTTCAGATACTTCAGGATCATCTGCTTGCATTGGCATAGCATAATCCTCTTTTACCTTGTTAAAGTAGTCTCTAGCAGCTTTAGCGTCCTTAGTAAGTTGAACTTTACCAGCGTTGGTCTCCCTCGAACTATACTCCTCAGAATCTGTTTTGTATGTTGCAGCAATGTAATCATTTAACTCAGCTTCAGTTAAACTTGGATTCTCTAGCTTAAGATATTCCTTCATTACAGCATCATCAGATACGTTGGATAAATCAACCGTCTGAGTGTTTAGGTAATCTTGAACAGTACGACCAGTGTTTTTTACATACTCATTAATAACTTGAAGCTGCTCGCTAGCAAAGTCATTACTTTCTGTTTCTACAATAGTGTTGTCAAAATCATCAAATGAATCTATGTCTCGCCCAAGCTTCTCGCTAAGGTATTGTAAGACAATTTGGTCATCACTTAATTCCTCGTAACCCTCATCTTGTTGACTAGTTTGATTTTCATCAAGACTGGTCTCCTCATTATTTAAAGAACTCTCACCTGTCAAGTCTATAACGTTAGATTGCTCCTGCGTTACAGGTTGCTCTGACTCAACTGCTTGGTTTTCATCACCAGTCAAGTCAACGATATTTTGTTGATTTTGAGGTTGAACAACCTCTCCACCAAGCTTACTTAATAAATCTTCTCTTATATCCATTGTCTTAAATTTAATTACTTATTTTTCGCAAATATAAACTTTTTTATTACAAAGTCAAATTATTTAACTTACTTTGTTTTCTTCGCCTAGAGGTCCTCTTTTACCGTCTCTCTGCTCTATCATTTGAGATTGATTTATAGCAGACTGTTGTTGAACCTCTTTTCTTACACTACCTTGTATAGAAGCAGCTCCCTCCTTACCTAAGTTACCTAACTCTATCTCTCTAAGCCTTCTTTGATGTTGCGCTTGCTCAAACTGTTCTTTAAGCTGATACTCCATTTGCTTTAACTCCATCTCTGCCTGAGCCTTAGCTTGAATACGAGCCTGTTCTATTTGAACCTCTGCCTGCATTTCTTGTTGCTTAAGCTGTGCAGCTTGTTGAGCAGACTGTTGTTGTAACATAGCATTTTGTTCTGACGCTTGTTGAGCCTGAGCTTGCTGTTCCTCTTGATATTTCTTTCTTCTTAAGATAAGCATTTGATTAGCCATCTTAATATTCTTAACAGAGCGAATCATTATAGCGTCCTCTAGTCTTAACTCTTTTTGAGCTAAAGAAACCTGAATGTTTTGCTCCATCATCTGTTTTTCTTCCTCGTTAGGCGCAACCTCTAAGGTAATACCAAATTCGTGGATGGATAGCTTCTTCATAAGGTCTATTGACTCCATTGAAGTTTCCCCAATAACATTAGAGTACATACTATGTAGGTTCTTAAAGTTTATTAGGTCTTGCATACGAACAGTAACACTCTGTGCTACTCTCTTAGTTACATTCAAGTAAGCATCATTAATATCTCTAGTTGCGTTATTTGATGCTAGAAGAGATAACTTTTGAACACCTACTAAAGCTTCACTAGATGGTTTAGACGCATCACGAGCCTCGTTAATACCAGTCACGTCACGAATCATCTGCATGTTATGGTTGTATACATTAATAAGAGTCATAAAGTCTCTACCTATACCATTCTCTAATTCCTGTATTGGCATAGCTCCTGTCATCTGACCCTCATCATCTATACGTCTATAATAGATGTTACCAGTTTGATCGTATATTTCTTGAAGCTCCATAGGGGTGAATGTACCACCATCTCCTTTAGATACATTCTCTAAAGAGCCTATCTCAAATGCAGCACCCTTTGGTCTAGCTTTAGCTAGTGTATGCTGTATCTTAAGGTGAGATAATTGTATCTGATCTGCAAATGGAATCATTCTATCAACTAAAGAACGACTCTTCATTTTGTATAAGTTAGGTTGGTATACGATATAAGAAAGTCTAGTTTCAGATAGGTTAGACTTAGTTCTAGGCATATCCTTCATTAAACCGTAATCAAATACGTAATCAGAACCTACAATATATTTACCTGTGTATACAACCTTTACTGTAGAGCCAATAGCTTTTCTATTAGTCTTAGAGTTCTTAGGTTGCTTGTAGTTAGATGGTTTTTTATTTACTGAGTAGCCACCCTTTTTATTTTGTTTCTTTTCGTATTTTAACTCGTGACTTGTCATAAACTCAGCATCTAATACGTTGATGCTAAATTTATCATAATCATAAGTGTTGTCTCCATTTTCGTAGTTAGCTGTAGTATCAAAGTACATAGGATTGTTATTCTTACCTGCGTACTCGTTAGCTATCTTAATATAGTCTTCCTCGCTAAACTGATCTCCTGCTTGTTGCTTTAAGTCAGCAATAGTCATAGAGTATACCTCACCTGCGTGCTTCATGTTCTTAAAGTCAGAAGACGAAGAGAAAGATGTAATTAAATTTGAAGGGTCTACATATCGAATGCTAAGACCACTTGTAGGAGATAGGTCCGTTTTAGCTGCACATATTCCTAAAACAACAAGATCACGTATCATGTATCTTTTTACTTGATCGTAATCGTTTATATTTAGTGTGTACTCAATTGCTTTCTCTAAAGCTATCTCAACGTTTTGTTTATAGTTTAAAGCCATAAACATATCAACCTCTTCAGAGCTTTGTGCTACAAAACCATTTGGAGCTAAAGGTATGCCAGTCTCGTCTTCTAGATTTTCTAAAAAATCCTTAGATAGCATGTCCCCAAGCATTTGTTTCTTTTTCTCTAACCTTTTGTTAGCTGCGATAGGGTCTATAGACTCAGCCTTAACATCATACTCTTGATTAACCATCCCGTTAACTATAACGTCAACGAACTTAGGTATGATAGATACAGGACTCCAATCTATATTAAGGTAAGAGGTATCACCTTGTACATCAAGCAAGTCTTTATATTTACCAACATCTTGATTACCCTCAGCGTAACTTCTATTCCTAGAATATCTTAACTTTTTATCTCTAAAGTATACGTCACTGTTATTGTGCCAATCGTAGTACATTGTTTTAAAGTACTGTAACCCATAAGCCAATGAAGCTTTCTCCTCGTTTGTAGACAAAGGAGAAGGGTAACCGTATGACTCTTGTTTCTTGTTAAGCATATCTATTTTATTTTTTTACTAAACATCCCCTTGTTAGAGTATTTTTTAACTAAGGGAGATGATACCTTTAATTCTTTCTTTGGTTTAATATATTTTTGAGAAGCTAGTAAAGCTAAAGATGAAGAAATACTAGCATCATACTTTGTTCTGTTATCTATTTCAAATCTACTCCAGTCATCAAGTAAAGTATTAAAATAACACCTTCCCATCTCTCCTGTATCAGACTTCATACCCACGTGGTCATATATATAAGTCGCTATAGCTTCTGCCTGAGCATTTATTACTGCAGCTCCAGAGCCAGGTATTCCCTTTGTCTTTTGCCTTCCTCTACTCCACTCAGTATGAGTCATATCTGGTCTATCCATTAGATACTCGTAATAACCTCTATTTTCAAAATACTTTAGTATACCTACTTTGTTATTCTCAACTAATATTTGACACCCATAGAAAACACACATCTTAATCATGTCTTCGTAGAATATTTCTGCCTTAGGTGGTCTATTAATGTATTCGCATACAAACTGCATAGACGCATCACTTGACATGCTAAACTTATGAAAAACATGAGCAGCAGCATCAGATCTCCTACCATCAGTAGTGGTGTCATGGTCATAAGGATCACAACCTGCAACCAACTCTCCTGTCCTTCCAGGAAATTTTTTATTGTACCTAGAAGAGACAACATTTTGATTTTGAGTTTCTGGAACCCAAGTAATCTCCCACTTGCCTTTTCTATGAGGTATCCATATAACCTCGCTATCCTGTGTACCATTCTTCCAAATAAACTCTCCTTTTGTTGTAGGAGTATTGTTAACCTCGTTATAATCCATCTGTTGATAGATTTTTTCAACGTCAAATATACAACTTTGAGTGTCATTTCTAAAAGCTTCCTCTATAGTAAATGGAAACTGTCTTTTAAATTCTGATAACGCTGTCATATCATTCTTCAAAGCATCCCTTCTATTTTGGATATAATCTTTAGCACCAACATCAATAAGCATCTCATCTACACCCATTACAGGTTCCTTAGGGGTATCTATTACAGAGTTACCATACTCATCAATAAAACCTTCTAGATTATCATAAGCTGGTATAAACAACTTATATAATCCACTCTTAGTTCTACCATTCAAGTCTTTCTCTCCCATGTCAGAGTCGTAGAATATATCTTTATACTCTGACCCACCATCTTGCAGCTTATTTGCAGTAGATCCCATCATGCATTTACCTACGATCTTTCTACCTAATAATAGACAGGTTTGAGTTACACTCCAATTCTTCTTTATAGAATTTTGACCAATCCATTTAGCTGCCTCGTCATGCACTAGAAGTTTAAGCTTCTCACCATCGTAACTATTGTCTCCAGTGTTTTTCCAATCTATACTAGAGTTTAAAGCCTCAGAGTTTTCTATATGCTTTTGATTCTTTGTAATCTTCTTAGCAGGTTCTCTAAACGCAAGCTCTACACGAGGGTTACTAGAACCATCTTGTATCGGTTGAAAAAAGAAAGGATAGTTACGATATATACGCACCACCTTATCTGTAAACATAGTCTTAGCATCTGCCCCAGTCTTTGATAATATACCAAACCTACTCTCGTAAGTCATTGTAGATAAATTAACTGTTTCACTACTAGCCATATAAGAAAAACCACTACGTCTGTTTTTAAGAAAACACATCCCGTAAGAGTTCTTATCTAATTTACACGCTTCCCAAAAAATAAAGAACGTCCTGTTAGCAGCCCTGTAATCAGGATAACCAACGTCTATCTTACTCCACTGAATAAACATATAATGCGATCCAGTGATATACGTAGGAACTCCGTTGTTATAAAACCATAACCCCTCCATTCTACGTCTAAACTCTTCCTCTATATAATCTACATAATCAGAAGCGTTCTCCCTTGTTAAAGCTTTAGGTGGTTGAAGTCTAGTCCACTTCTGCTTTGCTTTGGGTAGGTCATGGTAAAGTATATCTTTCTTGTACCTAGGTTTTTTAGGTAAGACAACTGTTAAATTGTCAAACTCCATTACCTCACCATGACTGTCTTTACTTAAATATATCGTATTACTTTCTTGCATACTTCTCTGCAAAAGAGCCTTTGAAGTCTTTCTTATCCTCTATTAAGGTCTGACCATCTTTTATTCTATCCTCAAGGTTTTTTATTCCTAAAAGAATCTCTTGACAGTCTTCAAAACATTCTCTCTTTGCTTTTATTGCTTGTCTTCTCTTTGCATCATCCTCCTCTAGTAAAGGTTTACTTATCTCTTCTATAAGAAGATCAATAGCTCCCTTACTCGCTTCTATAAGCCTTTCTAAGGTCTGTAGAGCATAATTCTTATCATTACTCTTCATACAGAGCTAATACATCAAAATTACGCATCCTAAGGAGTTTCATACCATCTATATCCATATCATACTCAGAGTTCTCACTCCACATAACTCTATCTCCTTCTTTTACTCCTTGCTCCTTCATCCAGTCATTAATAATAACTGCTTTTCCATGAAGCTCAACCTCAGAAGCTGATGTCTCTAAAAGTATTCCAGACTCAGATTGCTCTGGTTCCTTCATCTCTTGCTCCATAAAGTTCCAAACACCTACAGGGATATACTCTTCACCTCTTTTGATAAGGTATATCTGTTCTGCAAAAGCTTGATATATGTTATCTTTATCAGCATGCTTAACGTGGTTTGTATCTGTTGCCACAAAGTGGTGAAACCAAACCTTATCACCTTCCTGTATCCCTACGTCTTTAGTGTCTTGTATTGGTGTTTTATACACCGTTCCATACTGTCTTGCTAATCTCATAGGATCGTAAGACGTATCTCTATACAATTCTACACCGTTTAACATTAGTGTGTCTTCTGTCTCTTTTTCTACTTCTATCCAGTAGAGGTCTTTAATTGGCTTCATCTTTTTTTCTTTTAATTTACTTTACTTCGTAGTCATCTAGGACATCTGTGTTGTATTCTATAGCCGTTGGCTGAGAGAAAAACCTTTTCCAAGGTCTAGAAAATTCCTCTGTCTCTTTCTTTATATACACGTCATACACTACTTGTTGATGCTTATACCAAGCTGCTTCGTCTTGTATGATTGCTGTTATCTTTAAAGAGCCTCCTAACATTTTTTGACCTACCTGGTAAGTCAAACCCTGTTTTAAGTCCCCTATAGTTATCTTTCTTATAATAGGGTTTATTGTTTCCATTTTAATTTAATTTAATTCTTTTTTATTCTACTCGTATAAATCTCTTGATAATTTAACGTATCCTACTTGAATACCTTTGGATGATGCTGCATGAGCCTGCACCCCAATAAAAGGTAATAAGTTTATATCATCTGCAGCAGCTAAAGATTTTTTAGTTTTAACTGTTTCTCTAACACCACCTGCAGTTGTTGTTATAGGTGTTGATGTTAAACCATATTGAATATTGTTTACAAAAACGCTAATCTTTCTATTCTCGTCAAAAACAATACGAAGTCTATATACAGTATTTGCAGCAACTGCAATACCTAAATTTGTAATATAATCTACACCAGAAACGCTGTATACAAAATGTAAATTAGCATTAGTAGTTAAAGATCCTAGATCATCATCTGATGCGTATAAAAAATAAGCTTGATTTGCATCTGTAACAAAACCTCCATTTGATGTTAGCTTTAAACCAGCAAAAAATGAAGTATCAGCAATAGAAGATGAAGTAGATATAGCTGTAGAAAATTCTGTTTTATTTTCTGTTCCAAAACCTACAGAAGACCAGGCTGAAGAATCAAAACCTGCTGGTAACTCAGCATTAGCGTCTCTTGTAGATAATATGGTTTTATCGTTATCTGTAGTACCTGTGATTAATTTTATCCCAGCAAAAGAGCCATCTCTTCCTATGTTAGCAGATATTTGAGTAGACCCACCGTTAGTACCACTCAAAACAAAGTTTTGATTAGGAGTTATGTAAGGATCTATAATAAAGAATAACTTAAATGTTTGGGATACTATGTCGGTACCATTAGTACCAATACGTATCTTACAAGATCCATTTGCAACATCATGCACTAAAACATTAACCATAGCATTATCTGCTATTGTTCCTGCATCATGAAGATTCACTAATACCTGTGACGATGTTCCAAAAATATGATTATTAGTAAATGTAAATTCTACAGTATCAGTAGCGGCTAGGTCTACAGCCTGCATTGTTATAACTCCTAACTTAGCATCAAAAACAACCTCCGATGTAGCACTTGTTGGTTGAGTTACAACAGGATTGTCTAAACTAGGAATTTTTTCAAACATCTCTATAAGCTCGTACCTATCATCAGATTGAGATAAAGTACCAGATATATTAAGGTTACCACTTTTGTCTAACTTCATCACGTCTGCACCTGATGTACCAAATGTCATAGAGTCATTAGAGTGATCATAAAATATCTTACCTACATCGTTGTCGTTAGCATCACCAAAGTAAATGTTACCTGATCCTGCTGTACCTGAAAGTATAGATAATCCAGAATCTCCTGAGTTTTCTAATATTAACTGGTTAGCAAAAGAACTAGCGGTAACTGATCCAGCACTTACAGACATAACATGAAGTAAACCATCAGGTTGAGTTCCTCCAGTACCGACCCCTACTTTTAAAAACTCTGCACGATCTGTAGAGAGATTCATGGCAGTAGAGTTACCGTTACCTGTTTCAACACTTCTAAGGGTTGAGTTTAAAACCTCAGTCCCTGTTTGAAGTATTCTTTGATATGTCTTAGATATAGATTTACCTTTTAATGAACCCATTTTACTTTTTCTTTATTTTCTCTATAGACCTACCTGCAAAATAAGCCCCATATACTGTTATTAATAACGTTTGATATATAGGAATATAGCTTTCTTGAATTACAAAACCCCCTATATTCCCATCAAATACTGACAAAACTACAAAAATTGCAGTTAAAAATATACATATTAACGGTCTAATATTTTTACTAAGCCAGTTGTCAGACTTCATATCTGCCTCCCACCTTCTCGATACTTGCTCTTGTGCTTGAGACTCAGCCTTAATGAAAATTTCCTCCATAGCTCTTTTAGCAGCCATTCTTTCATCTTCAGATGTAGTTAAATTATCTACAACATTTCCAACTTGCTGTATAAGTCCTCCTCCCAATAAGTCTAATATCTTACTCATACATTAGAATTTAATTCAGCGTATCTATATTTAGTATCTCCTTCCTTATCTTTATAAGCCTCTAGGACTTGTTTACGATTATCTTTTTCTTTTAAAGATATATGTATCCAAGAGAAATCAAATTCATTTATCATTTGGTCAAACTCTAGTCCTGAATTTAATATCCAATCATAGATAACCTTATTATTCATTTGTCCTTCTCCCCAAAACTGGAGGTCCAAAGCTTCAGCTTTACTATGTTGGCTGCGATTGCTCCCACCAATAGCACGATTAAGTTCTTTGGAACGATAACCACTACTAATCCTGATAGGACCAACAGCGTCACGAAGAGGTTGTATAAGACCTGTAATAAGCCTTTGCATGCTCTCCAAATGTTTTTCGGACATCTCATTTTTTATACCTAATCTTTTCGCTGTGTTACTGTGCTCTATTTCTGCACGAGAAAAATTTTTACTTAGTCTCATAATTTAATTTAAAATGCCTCCATTACTATTTCATCTATAGAGTTTTGTACGTCCTTAAGAGTAGCCTCCATAGTCATCATAATATTAGCTTGAAATCTTTTTACTTCTTCGTTGTTGTTAAATATAACAATAGTAGGAACAACTACTATCTTATACTCTTTAGACCATCTTGAGTCTGCTGTTATATCTACTCTTTCTGTATCGCAATCTGTAAGTTTTGATAACCAGGTTACTTTGTTGGCTTCATTAAAACTTGCATTAAACTCAACAGCAACCATCCCATCAGGAAAATCTTGTGAACATGCAATTGTTGATAAAAGTAGTGTGGATATATAAATTATCCTTTTCATATCGCTATTTTAATAGTTACTACACCCAAAGTACTTCCTATTGTATTTGCTAACATGTCGTTCCAATCAGGATTCCCATGTTTTCTATCGTATATTTCTTTACCTGCGCCAATAAACATTGAAACTGCAAAACCAGATAATAAAGAACATTTTTTGTTTTTAGTTTTGTCATATACTAAAGATGCAATTGTAGAGCTTATAACATAACTTCCACCCATGTGTAAAAGCTTGTCGTTTTGTATTACTTGTGCTTTTGCTATTGCTGTCATAAATAGTATAATCCAAAACAGTTTTATCATTTTAAATTATCTATTTTTTCTTCAAGACGCAACATATGCCCCTTAATCTCTGTTACGTCTTCTTGAGTAGACATAATTGTTTGTCTAATAAGTTGATCTTTCATATCATACTCCATACGAGTAATCTCAGGGTCAAGGGGTAATGGTAGATCTTTAGCCTCTGCTATATCATTCTGCAAGGTAAACCACATACCAACTAGTGTAAATATAAGAACTGCTATACCAGCTAAAGTTTTTAAACTTATATTAAATGATGTCTCTTCGCTTAATTCTTTTGCCATAACTAAAATATTACGTAATTAATTCCAACACTAAAGTTGTGCCACCTTCTATTCCAATACTTATTATACTTACCTTCTATAAATATACCTAAACTTTTATTAAATCTATACCCAAAGATTAAACCCCCTGAGTAATCAACCCATTGACCGTTATTAAATTCGTAGTAGGAGTAAGCACTCTTAGTATTTACGTGATAAGGCATAACATTACCCCAGCTATGTAGCCAAAAATCTTTTGTAAAGTGATAATAGTCAAAACCTAGTACAAAAGAGTACTCTACAATATCTTTTAAAGAGTTTCTTTGTTTTTCTACATAATTATTTATAACTTCAGGTATTACAACCTCTTCCCATACTTCTTGACTGTTGGCTACAAGAGTTCCGTTAGGTGAAAAATATTCTCCCCCCAGGTTGATGTTGTATCCTTCTTGTAGAGCCAGGTATGTATAATGTAAAGTACCATTATCTAATACCCAGTCTGCTAAAGGGTCAAATCCGTAAGGTTCGGCAAGTCTTTGTACTAGACCCCCGTTAAGCGAAAGCTTGCCTTCCCTTACCTTTAATCTATATCTTTGTGACGCTTCAAAGTATTTAATATCAGCAAATCCATCTTCTAAATACTCTATCTTACCAACCCAGTTGTCAGCAACATATCTTACAAAGTGATGTTGATTAGTATAGTTAACACCTAATCGTCTTACAAAGTCAGCCTCGAATAAGTACTCAAAACCGTCAACTCTACCTATAGTGGCAGCATCGCTGTAAGATCTTTCTGTACCGTTATAAAAAGTATTAGCTCTGTTCTCATACCCAAAGCGTTTTATCTTTCTAATTCCTATAGATAATGTATAATCAAAAGGCGTTACAATCACATCCTCTTCTAATGTACCTGAAGTTACTGACCATATTTGATCGTCAGATAATGATGTACCACCATTTACTGCAGCGTAAAACGTAGAGTACTTGAATATTTTATGTAACCCTTGAGCATTACATGTAGAAATTCCTCCAAAAAATACAACAAAGAATAAAATTAACATTACCCAGTATGAGATGTATGCAGTACTAGGTTTTATTTTATCTATAAATTTTTTCATCTCTTTAATACTTTTTTGTCGCTAGTTACTCCTTCGTATGTAACACTAAAATTGTACACACCTGCAGGTAGCAATCCTACATCTAGTTGATTTAATCCTTCATTAGTTTGAGACTCTTTAACTTGGATAACAAGTTTACCTAAAACATCATACACCTCGATACTCACAGGACCGTTTGTTAATACGTTTAATACATCCCCCATAGGGTTAGGATATATAACTACATCATTACCTCTAAGTAAATCTCTAGTATCTAATGGGCTATCCCAGCTACAGCTCCAATACAATGCTTGACATTTTTCATCCCAATCAGTATTACAGCAATAAGGGTCTACCATAATTACCCAAGAGTAACATGTATCATTCAACCAATAAGGATCTCCTGGCTCACCTATACAGCCTGCATCATACAAGCAGCTCCCATCATCTGTATTATATATTAAGTTGTAGTTTTCTGCTGCTGGATCCATACAACCTTCTAGTACTTCTATGCACCCTCCATTATCTGTATTAGCAAGAGAGTCATAGTTAAAAGCGTTTTCATCTGTACATCCATAAACTACATCAATACAAGAAAAATCTTCTGTATTAGCTTCTAAGTTGTAATTAAAAGCACTAGGATCTGTACAACCATAGGTTATAGGTATGCAGGACTCGTTATCTGTATTAGCAACAGGATCGTAATTAAATGCAGTAGTATCAGTACACCCAAATATAAAAGGGATACAATTATCACTTGCTGTATTCGCTTCGTCATTATAATTATACATTGTAGGATCCATGCATCCTATTATAACGGGGATGCAGCTACCGTCATTTACATTTGCATCTACTTCAAAGTTAAACGCAAAAGGATTAGTACATCCAGGAACAGGGTATATACAGTTATCATTGTTTACATTTGCAGTGCTATCATAATTAAGAGCTAATTCATCTGTACAGCCAAAGTATAAACATGATTCATCTGCTGTGTTAGCATCAGGGTTATAATTCCAAGCCTGAGTACTCATACAGCCAACAATTACAGCCTCACAAGTTTCATCATCAACGTTAGCGTCTTCATTATAGTTAAATGCTAAATCGTTAGTACATCCTAATATAATCTCTATACAATCACCATTTTCTGTATTAGCATTAGGGTTGTAGTTTAAAGACTCTTCGTCTAGACACCCATATACTGTAGGAATACAGTAGTCACCACAAAAAGGTAAAGCACTATACACATTCCAAAAAGGTGGTTTATAAGGCTGTAAAGCTCCAGCACCATTATCTGCAAATGGAAAAGCACCTCCTTGCAAGGTAATAATATCGTGTGAGTTTATTAATGTAAATGAGTTATGCATAGTCTGGAAAGCAACTTCTGCAGGAGGAGTTTGAGGGCTAGCTATTTCAAAGTAATAAACTTTAACAGCTTTGTCTGTCTCTAATACTATATCAAACTCTTGAGAGTATTCTCCAGGTCCCATAGTATAAGTGCCAATAATACTATCTTCTTGCACAACCCCTATGTAAGAGTCACCCCAACCATCTCCACCGTCATCCTCTATAATAAGAGTGTAGTTACATGTTGGTATAATTTCGTTTAGCGTGGCTTCTGGATTGTAGTTAAATGCACCTGGATTTACACAACCTAAGGTATGAAGCGTTTCGCAGCTACCATCATCAAAGTTAGCTTCAAAATCAAACTCTACATAAGTATTATTAGTGCAACCTTCTATTATAGGTATATCACATTGTTGTAACCATATAGGACCTGAGTATGCAGCACCACCAAAGTTAGCCTCTGGTAAAACCCATAGGGTGTCTAAACTACCACAAGGTTGTGCGTCACCTAGTATAATAAAGTTACCATCTGAACCTCCCCATAAAGATCCTTCTAAACCATCACCATATATATCACTTAATATAAGTTCTACACCTGTTTCTGGTACACACAAGTCGTATATAATAGTTTGGTTAGCTTCTCCGTAAGAATACTCTCCTGCGACTACATTAGCTACAGGTTGACCGTTAGATAAGTCTGTTAATATCCATCCAGTCTCTCCAGGGAATTGATCTAGAGTAATTTCAAAAATCATCTTGGCTTCACCGTCAGAACAACTAACGCCTACGCAACTTTCATCATCAAGCTCTGCCCAAGGGTTAAAGTTAGGTGCTTCAGGGTCAGTGCATCCATATATACCTTCAGGTAAAGGTATCTCGCAGTCACCCCCATCATAAGCAAACTCTTCACAATCAAAGTGTATAGGGTTTCCTTCCCAGGAATAAGAACCATCATCGCAGTATCCATCACCTAACCAATTCTGTGGAGATGGAACTCCATTACAATCTACAAATAAACTATCTTGAGAGTAAGCACTTAGTGTAATAAGAGCTAATAACCAGGTTAATTTTTTTAACATTTCCATCTTCTTCGTGCTTGTCTGATTCTTGAGTTAGGATCGTTTTGAGTCTTTTGGCTACTTCTCTTTAGTTGACCAAGAGATCTAGCACAGTATGACTTTCTTCTTTTAGCTCTTTTACCTTTAGGTTTATCTTCAGTTACAGCAGTTTGAAGTTTACTTCCAGGGTTAGCACGTCTGTAAGCCTTAACTCCTTTTGCAGTCATACCAGCTCCAGACTTAGTAGGTCTAAAGTTACCAGATTTAATACTGGTCTTTATCCCCATGCCTTTTTTTGCTTTTTTTATTGCTTTCACCTTTTTCTTTTTATATCTAGAGACTCTACCTTTAGTATCTTTCTCTATTTGAGCTCTACGTTTTTCACCAGGAGATAATTCACTCCAAGTAGTAGGCGTGTCTTTTGTTATTCTCTTGGTAGGGCGAAAAGTATTTTCTCCACCCTCGTAACCTTTCTTACCTTTAGGTGTACGCCAGTTTTCTTTAAACCAGCGTTTAAGTCGTAAACCTGCTGCTGTCTTTCTAACTGCCATTACTTCTTTTTCTTTTTACCACCTTCACCCCAGTTAGAAACTCCTACTTTTCTACACTTAGCCATTGCACCACTTCTGTAAGCTGAAGTCTTAGGTCCATATCTAGATACTACCTTATGATAGCAAGCATCTTTTACAGAACCACCTTTCTTCATAACTTTTACATTGCTGCCTTTCTTTTTTCTTTTTACAGCCTTACAAGTACAATGCTTCTTCATTATGTTCCTACTTTTCTTTGAGCTTTTTTATGAGACTGACCAAATGTTGCACCTTTTTTCATAGCTTTAACCATAGCAGCTATGTGTTTTTTAGTATGATGAACTGAATGTTTTTGAAGGGTTTCTGCTTGTCTTGACGTAAGACCCTCTGTACTAACACCCTTAACAGGTTTATTTTTCTTAATTGCTTTTGCCATAATTTTATTTTTTTGCAAATTTTTCTACCCCAGATATTCCAAAGCAGCCAAGTACTACCCAAACAAAGGAGTCATATACAAATTCGTTTATTACTAGGTCTGTCCCAACCCATCCTGTTAGAAGGTCAGCTACCATTATAAGGCACATTATAGCAAACGCTATAAACCCTACGATAGCTTTCTCGTTCCAGTTGTTATCGTTCTTAAATATCTCCATTATCCTCTTGATACTTTTACAGTTCCTCTATCGTTCCATAATTTTCCAGAAACTCCAGGATCTGACGCTGGTAAAGAGCTACCTGTACTATTAGAGTCTAACTCAACTATATCATCACTAGAATTATTTACTGACTTTACTAGTATATGACAGAATGCTCTAAGTTTTTCTGAAGTTATACCTCCTATCGTTGGTTCAAACAACTCTTCAACCATATCAAGAAGTTCTGCCCTATCTCTTTTTTCGTTTGATGCTACAGTAACTTTTGTTAAAGATTGATCTCTAACTAAGCTTCTATATCCTGATTTCGTTGTTGAATCTGTGTAATTTCCTTTCGCCATTGTATGTAATTATTTAACCTCCAAACTCTTCTGAAAAAGACTCGTCAAAAGTGTCTGGATCTATTTGAGGGTAACATATGCCTAATCCTAATGGCATAATTTTAATGTTTTGGTGCTAGATAAGCTATTACAGAACTGCTTCCTCCTAATGTAAAACCTGTATATCTACCATATATAGTTATTCCAGAAGGAAAAGAATCATCATCTGCTATTACTAAACCACCAGAACCTTGGTCAGCTGTTGCAGAACCTTCATTGTGAGCAGCACCATCTCCTGTAGCAAACATAGTTGTTGTTGCACTATCTTCTACTGTTAATTCTGTAAATGTAGATGCAGATAAAAATGTTATAGCACATATTATATAATCTGTAGGTGCCGCAACAGCTCCTGTGCCATCTGTAAATATTGAACCGAACTGACCTAATTGAGCCATTTCGTATTTTGCTCCTGATAAAGCCATAATGTTTTTATTTTAAATTTTTTTATTTTATACGCAAATGTAATGATAATTTTTTAATTATGAGAAATTTATTATCTTTGACCTAATTTAATTTAATCAAATGAGGAATTACTTGAAGTATCTCAGTGATACCATGTACTCCTTCCAAAGAAAGTACGACCTTACAGATAATCAAATGAGGTTTCTACTGTTCATAAATGACGAGAAGGGGTCCTTTACTAAGAGGTTTATAAGAGAGAGTATGTATGTTAGTAAGAACTTTAACGATAGGATGTTTCCTGAGTTAGTTAAAAGAGACTACGTATTTGTATTTGAGAAACGAGCCTGGAACTCTAACCTGCCTAATCAGTATAGGGTTACACACAAGACTCATAGATTAATAAATAAATTTTATAATGTCCTAGAGGGACGAGAAGAAATATAAAAATGGCAAAAACTATTAAAAAGACAACTGATAAGGAAGCTAAAAAAGAGCTTAGGAAGTCAGGAGCTTTAAAAGGGCTATCTAGGAAAGATAAGAAAATGGCTGTTAAAAAAGCTGGATTCAAAAAGAGGCAAGATATGCGAGCCGATATGAAGGCTGCACGCAAAGAAGATGCGGATATAAGAAAGATGTTTGCTGATAGACGAAGAGAAGAAGCTAGAAGAGGTGGTCAAAGGTTAGCCTATGATGTCGCAAGTAAAGGTCGCTACCAAGGAGAGCCTTCAGAAGTTATGCAAGGTATTAGACGTACCTCTGGTAGTTTTGGTAGTCAAGAAGGGAAAAAAATTATGTCTAATAACGAAAGAATAATTACTAATAGAGAAGCTAGAGATAAAGCTAAACCAGGAGAAACATTTATGATGACAATGAAAGATGGAACTATGAAAGAAGTTCGTAAACCAAAAGTAAAGGCTGTTAAGAAGGCACCAGGTGGTGCATCAATGAAGAAGATGCCTGAGTATGAAAAAGGTGGAGCCTTAAAATCAGTACCGTCAGATGCTAAAGGGTTGTCTAAACTTCCAAAGAGTGTACGTAATAAGATGGGGTACATGAAGAATGGTGGTAAAGTTAAAGGAAAGAAAAATAAAATGTCAAAAGAAAAGTTTCTATTAAAGCAAAGAGAGGCTTTTATGAGAAATGAAATTAAAGAGAGTTCTTTAAATCCTGACAGTAAGAAAAGAGCAGACGCTAAAACTCAAAATCAGCTTGACAGAGCTATGAGGTCTAATCAAATTAAAAAATCAAAAGCTATGTACGGAGCAAAGATAAAAAAAGCAATGTACGGTGCTAAGATGAAGAAAAAATAAGTAATATAAATGAAGTCACCAAAAGTAAAAGGTATAGGTGAAGTAGTCACCGAATATGGTGCTAAGGTGATGAAGATTTTTAAGAAGGGGCTACTAGGACGTAGCCTTTTCGATTTTTATGGGGATGTGAAAGCACAAACCTTTAGAACCAAAGAATCTGCATCAGCACCATCCACCCCGACAGACGGGGCTGGGGGTATTATGTATACTAAAAGTGCAGATGGTAAGCTATACTACAAGAGTAACGAGGTCTCTGAGGTAGAGATCAGTTCTACTGGGGCTACATTAACCACTGAGGAGGTTCAGGATATTGTAGGTGCTATGTTTACGTCTAATACTGAAACTAGAATAAGTGCAGCGTATGAAGACTCTGACGGAACAATAGATTTAGTTGTAGATGCTATACCTGTAGATCTAACATCAGATGGTGCAGGTACTATACATGCAAATAATGTACCTACATTAAATCAAGACACTACAGGTAACGCTGCAACTGCTACAAATGCACAAGGAATAACAGGAGCTACTGATGGAGATGTAAGTATTACATCTGATGGGAATGTAACTGTAAAACTTGACGCAGATAATGACGAAACTTTCCAAAGACTTAAGATAACAAATAATGCAGACACAGAAGTAGCTTATATATCTGAGGTAGGTGATATTTTTCTTCGAGGTAAAATCACAAATTCTGGTTCAGATGCTGATTTAGATATTGAATCTGATGGTAACATGATATTTGTTCTTGATAGAGACAATGATGAAACAGGGCAATATTTTTCTTTTAATAACTTCTCTACAGAGATAGCTAGGCTAGACGAAACAGGTGACTTACAAATAGATGGAGATTTAACTGTGTCAGGAAGTGGAACTACATCTATAGGTGGAACTTTATCTTGTGCTGATTTAGACATAGCAGGTTCGTCTAATGCTTTAACTGTAAATTCCACAACAGGTAACGTAGCTATTAACGCCTCTAGTACAGATGCAGATTGTATGGTTAGGGTTCAAGATAACTCTACAGCAGGGACAAATGCAATAGGTATGGTTGCTACAGGGGATGACCTTGTAATGAGGAATGATGAGGGTAACTTTAAAGTTAAGGTAGCTAATAATGCTACTGATGCCTTAACATTAGATCAATCAGGTAATTTAGATGTTACAGGAAGAATTACTGGTAAACAATATCAAGTGTTCCCAACTAACTTTATAGATGATTTTAATACTTCTGAAGTTTTTATGCCTATACATGGTACAACATTTGAACAGTCTCAGGTTTATCAAGATGATGTGGCTTTATTAGCTCCATGCGATGGTAGAATAGTATCTGTCACTCTTAGTATAATGAGTGTAACTGGTAATGCAGATCTTACAGTTAGGGTTTACACTTTAGGTCCTAATGCATCTGGAACAAGTTTGAGTAGTTGGACTTTAGAGGAGTCTGAAGTTTTACCTATAACATCTACAGATGATAGCCACGTTTTACATTTTTCATTTAGCAATGCTAAACACTTTGAAAGTACAGAAAAATTTGCAGTATCAATACAGGCTGACTCAGATATAATGAGTAATTCATTTATATATGCAACAACAGTAGTAGAATGGGATTATAACACCTTACTAGGAAGTAGTGCAGAATATGATTCTGTACCTTAAACAGAATAAAATAATTTTTATATATTTGCAAACACACATAATTTAAAATAAAATGGCAACAGTAACAGCAAAATTAACACTAACAAGTGCAGACTTATTGACTCAAAACTTAAATCTATCTTTAAGTAAGAGTATAACAGCAGCACATACAACAGGTTTAGCTCGTGCTCCTATAACCTCGACAGCTATAGGAACAACATCTGGTCAGGTGACATTATACACTGCAGATGATTACGCAGCAACAGCTTATATATACATTAAAAATACAGACACTACAGCTACAAACTTTGTGTTCGTGTACACAGGTTCTAATAACTTACTAAAACTAGCTGGTGGGGAGTTCGCTTTTATACCATCTATTGCCGATGATACTCTTAAAGCTTACGCTGCTGTCTCTGGTTCTATAGTAGAGTGGATGGTATTTGGTACAGATCAATAAGATCTAGACTTTAAATCCTTTTTGTATTCTTTATTAGCCTTTTTGCAACCCTCACATCGGCATCCTCTTCTGTATGCTGCTGCTGAGGGGCAAGGTTTTTTTGGATAGTTACCCCTAGATGCCCTATAGTTGCAACCCTTGTGAGAGAAGGCTATATTATCAATATCAAAAAATAACCCCTTAGGATCTTCTGAATGAAGCCAAGGGGTTTTATGTTCAAGACTCATATCATCTGAGTGTTCTATCTCTGCACCGCACTGAAAACACCAGTGCATGTCTAACTTCTTTGCAAGCTCAAACATTAAGGTCTTCTTAAGTCTGTTCGATGCAGTACCATGGTCCATACCCAACTGCTCTTTTCTTACCTTCTTGCTATTATTCAAGGTTAAGCTCTGTTACGTTTAAGTCTACAACCTCTCCTTCAGACCCCTGTAGTATTACAACGTAATGCGAGTCTCCTACGTAGTGACCTGTAGCTATAAAACCTTCCTCGTGACCCTTTGGTCTATCTGTACCGTAAATATTATCGAACATTATTTTTTTCTTTTCCTAATAAACTCAAACTGAGGAGAACCTTTACCTGTAAGTTTAATTAATTCTTTATTAAGTTTTGTAGCCTCTTTAGAAATATTATACATATTTTGAGTCCAACCACCATAACCTTTACTTGATAGACGAGATGCTTCATTAAAAGACTCTTCTAAACGATTAATCTTGTCTTTAATTTTTTTAACTTTTATCTTGTCTAAAGGCTTTGGACCTACAAGAGGTTTGTCTTTAGGTCTGTTAGCGTCAGATTTTAAAACTCCGAAACTTTTATTCTTTTTTACTGGTGTAGGCATAATATTTTTTTTTGCAAGGTAAAAAATTTTTTTAGATGTGGAAAGGGTTGGGGTTATATATATAATCTGCGTGCGTGTTTCTATGACCGAAACCGAAATCTCCGAAGGGGGTACCCCAAACTAAAACCAATGCGTACATTTCAAATGTCGATTATCTATTTTTGTTATTCACTACCTACTATCTACTAGCTAGGTGCATTTAATTGTATGCAATGCCTAACATTGTCCTCGCTCCATATAACGCTCTGTAACGATGCCTATTCATTGGGCTACTATAATGCCCCAAGTGTATGCAGATGTGCCATTAGGCTACACTATATGGGCGATAGAGAGAGATAGAGGTGGAATAACTCCCCTCAATTTCCCCCAATCCCCAAAACATACAATCAACACTAAAAAAACTTTACACTCTCAATCCCTTGCTATCAGTACATTCTTTGATTTAATTGTAAAAAAACTTTACATTTTGTTTGGTAGTGTAAAAAAAGTTTACAATATTTGCAGAGCAGTTAGGGAATTATCTACTGCTCGTTCTTTTACATACTGATTCAGATACAGCGCACGTTATGGTTGTGGCAACGTCCTTAGGGATTAGAAGTAAGTCCACGTTAACCTAGTGTAGCATCTGAGTACTGAAAGCATCTTTCTAGTTTGCGAGTAGGTATAGAGGTATAGAGTACTCCTTTAGCTTAATTGAGGGAGG